GCGGCCTTTTCTTTCTTCTCCCATGGGAACGTCGCCAGGTCTTTCGGTGTGATCCGTTTCTTTACGTGTGGGTTGATAGTGATGGAAGCAAGCCACCGCGTTCGCTCCCATTCCGATCTTTCGCGCGCTTCGATTTCTTTGTAAAGGCCGCGCATAGCGTTGCCGAATTCCGCAAACGTTAAATCATAAAGCAAAACGGGGCTAAGTCGCAATTGACCTAGCCCCATTTCTTCTATTTCATCCCATGTCAAAGCTTTGCTTTCGCCTTCGCTTTTTTTTGGTCGTTACCCATCAGCGCTTCAACAGCAACCGAAAGGCTTTTCAAATCCTTCACTTCAATCATGCCAAAGAAATCATCCACGTCCATTTCGAACGCCATGCCTTGAGCCTTGCAACCTTCCTGAACGAAGTAGTAAATCAATTCCGGTATCGCTGTGATATCGTTGCTGTCTACTTCTGCAACCTTTTTACCGGTTGCGTCTTCGAACTTCCTCCATGCGCGGATGGAAGCGCGAAGCGGAAAGGTTTTTCCGTCAAGTTTAATCTCTACCATGCAGCGAAGATATTACGCAATCACCGCCCTTGCAACTGTTCCGGTTACTTCAACGCTCAAAGAAAAACCTACGTTGTCTTCAACGCCTGCGCTTTGCTCTAGGCTTGTGATATATCCTGAAACCGTGAACTGCTCATCACCTGTGTTGGGAGTTGATCCAGCGCCTGTGTTGGTGAATTCAATGTAAAGCAATTCGCCTGCAATTTGGTTGTCAACCAATTGGTTGTATCCATTGGTTGCATCCTCAGCAAATAAGCCAGACAAAGAAAGTGATGCCGACTTCAGGCCGGGCAACAACTCACGCCATCCGCCGCTTGTTTTGGTTGTGATATCGCGCATATCCGTGGACATGGAAATACTGCATTCTGTTACGTTGTCGACAACAACTTCAGCGCCCAGCGTTGTGCCGGTAAATACGCGAATGCTGCTGGAATTAATTATGCCTGTAGTTTGGGCCATTACTCTTGAATTTTAGGGGTCGTTTTTTTCTTGCTCTCTTTTGGTTCAGGCGCATCTAAATAACCGCCCTTCTTTAACTTTGCCGCGAATGTACTAGACACGTCCACGGTTTTACCTGCTGGCCATTTCCATCCGTACTTGTTTAGCGGCTTTTGTAGTGTAACCTTCATGGGTGCAATTTACTTAATTTTTATTCGGTCATTTCCGGTTCATCGGGGAACCATCCCAGCGCCACCATTTCTTCATACGTCCTCACGGTCGTTGTACTTGGAACGATAGCCCCAAACGGAAACGATTGCGAGTTCAGGACGTAGGACGACAACTGCCGCACCTCGGCTTCCGTTAGTTCCGTCATAAGCGAAATGAGGCGTTCTAACGTCGCCAACGGGCTCACGGGTATATTGTACTCGGTATCCACTTGCAAAGCGAACTGCACCCCGTCAGGATGCTCCACCATGCCGAACACCTTGCCATCGTGTTGATAGGGTTCTTGCGTGGCAAGTGGCGCGGTCACGCAGTAGAGTTCGCGGCTGATTCGTTCCGCGCGTTGCTCGCTTGATAAAACGCCTTCAGGGAGTACTATGATAAAGCCGTTCATATTGTTATGTCGTAGAAGGTTGCAATGTTGGTTTCAATGCCCGTGCGGTTGGCGGATTCGTCGGAATTATAAATAATAAACTCCTGAGCAAAAGTGTACATCACCGCGCTGCTTCGTGTCAATCCAAATCCACCTGTCCAACTGCTGAAATCACCTGAAACGGTTAGAACGTTTTGCGATTGCATCGCGTCCCACATAGCGTCACGCGTTGCACCTATTGAAGACCCGTTACTAAACTGCGATAAGCTACCGATTCCTGCGCTACTTGCTCCTGTGTTGCCGTTAATTCCTAAGCCGTAATATTCGACAAAAGAACCAACGTCAATTCCAATCCTTGGTGATGACTCCAAGCCGTTCGATTGAAGGACGTTAAAAATATATGTTGTCGAGGCTCCGTTCCAAGTCGTGTCTGCCATAAAATCACCCGCCTTAAAGTTCAAGGACGGTTTACCATTGTTGGTCACCACCGCACCGCTTGAAACGATTTTAGGTTGATTCGCTGTGGTCGTCTGCGTCGCGTCGTTGCTGCTTCCGCTTTGGTCGTACCAAGTCTTCACGAACGCATCTCCCGTACTTGCGAAGGCCGTCAAAGAAACCGTATCAAGTTCACCGAATACGTTGAATCCTATATCTTGCTCGGTGTTGTCTGACGACCTACGGACGCGGATAGCTGAACCAACATAGCTCGAATCTAAAAGCCTCAAAGAGTAAGCCGCAGCCGCACCTGAATACGTGTCGAGTAGTGGCGTGTTTTGGGTGAAGTAGTCGGCTATGTTTTCTTCTATGGATGTGCGGTCTGTAGATTTGTCGGATGCGTACAAAACGACCTCCTGCGCTTTTCCCTGCATTATAAAATTACTCCTATTAAACAGCACCCCCACCGCATCACCTGAAAAGTCAAGGGCCGTTAGGCTTTGTCCTGCGCTTGTATATTGGTTGTAGATGTCGCCTCGCGTGTTTGGACTGATTAACGCGCCTCCGCTGTATATATTATTCATAGTATAGCCGAACACGCCCGCTGAACCTGAACCTGATTGGGCTAACGGTATGACATCTGTATTATCAACGTCAGCAAGTAACGACCACGCGGTATCGCTTGAATCAACTGAATGCGTTATAAATCCAAACTTTGAACTTGCCGCGCCAATAGCCGATAAAATGAAACCATCATCTGTTCCGTCAAGAAGCAAAGCCAAACGGCCACCCTCTTTCACCAATGCACCACCCGTGTAAATCGTTGGCTGTTTTGCTGTGGTTGCTTGCGTCGCATTGTTCCCGTTTCCGCTTTGGTCAATCCAAGAACTGACCGTGCAGGTTGTGCCCGTGCAGAACGTCGTGATGGCAGCCTCGTCGATGTTGCCCGAACCATCAAAACCTATCGTGGTCGTCGTGCCATCGCTTGCCCGTCGGATGGTCATGCATTCGGTCTGCGCCAAACGTAGCTGACGCGTGGAATATGCGGCAGCCGCTCCGGTTCCGTACGCTTGGTCAAGCAAGTACGTCGAAGGCTCTGTCTCTTCCCATGTCTGCTTGAGGCTAATCGGGACAGTTCCGCCCGTCCTCGCTTTGAGGTATTCAAGGAGTGCCGCTTTCACCGTGGCAAAAGACGCATCGTCTGCAGGTGCTGGAGTGAACTCAACCCATGTGCCCGTGTCAGGGTCTGCGAAACCTGCCTCGGAATAGTAGATCTTTCGGTTGATTACGTTGCCCGCTGTGGGGGTGTCGCTGCTTGCGCTTTCCGCTAGTCCGTTACCTTGAGCCGTACAGGTGAAGTAAAGTTCTGTGGTTGCCGTGGCTCCTGTTCGCAGGGCCTCGGATTCGGTTTCATATCGTTGATGAAAATAAACCCCATCCGTTGGGAGTCGATTGCTTCCGCTGTCTTGCCAAAGCCCTAGATTCAGGTTGTACTCAAGCAAAGAACCATTTGCAGGAGCGTCGGCAATATCAACGTCGGTCAAGTCCTCAAGGGTCTGCGCTGTGTTGAATGTAGCGTTCACCCATTCAGCCCCATCATATTGCAAAACTTGGTCCGTTGTAGGGCCTGCTATAGTAACATCATTGAGTTGGCGTAAGTTATTCGGCTTTGCATCCAAAGCTGTCTGCGTGGCCGTGCTAATGGGCTTGTTCGCGTCGCTCGTGTTGTCTACGTTACCCAGTCCCACATCACCTTTCGCGGCTGTGTCGTTTGTCCATTCACCTCCGTTGTACCGGAAGAATTCACCGGATTCAGGTTGGGAGATAATTACGTCCGAAAGGTCGTTAAGTTGTTGCGCGCCTCCGTCCGTAGCAGGAAGCCAAACCGAGGTGGCCGCGTCGTAGGCAATTACCTGGCCGTCGGTTACGCCCGTTGTATTTACGTCTGCAAGGTCGCCCAGGTTCACGCCTGTTACCGGTGTGCCTTGTGCAATCTCGAAATCCGTGCGGCTAATTCGTACGTCATAATCTGAACTGACGTTGTAAGCGCGCTGACCTTCGTCGAAGTCGATCACCTCGTTCATGTAGGCGATGCTCTGAACATTCACGCCGTTATATGTGCCGGTAACCCGATCCAATGCAGCACGTACCGCCACGGCCATGTCAATTACCTCGGTGTAGCTGGTTGAATAGCAGTTGACCTCGATGTTGGCCGTGTCCAATTTCGACGGCTCGCGCTTGGTATCGCTCGGTTCGTTGTTGCTGATATTGTAAACCACATACGGCAACGGCGCGTCTTGTTGGGCGACTTCTGGATATATCCGCGTGCCTACAATTGCCGTTAAATCGGTGCTGTTGTCCAGCAGATAGAAGATCGCTTTTCCTACTGTCATCGCATATATCGTTCGAATTCTTTTCTCAGACCTGAGTACAATTTTTTCCGCATCTTCTCTTGGTTCTTTTTCTTGGCTTTCTCAAAGACTTGGTAGTTGTGGCCGCTGCGGTTCTTACCTCCGAAAGCGTCGCCATAATCACCGGCCTCCACTATATGCGCGAACCAAGCATCATGGCCCTTGCGAACGTTGTTGTATGCACGCGGCCCACCTAATACCGTCGCACGGCTTTTATTCGGTGTCCAGGAGCCGACGGAATTGCGAAGCGTTCCGGGTTTAATTGGGTCGCGGCCCTTTACTTTGATCACCTCTTTCGCGTCCTTAATCCTACCCGGTCGCCGTAAATACCGCACGTAAATTTGAACCACTTGGCGGTTGATCTTGCGCATCTCGGCCATGTCCTTTTTACTGAACAAAATGGCGTGGTCAATACGCTTCAAAACCATTTCCAGCCCGTCAACGTTTGCGGTTTGTAATGCCATTATTCGCCGCGTAAAGTGGTTACAATTCGCAAACCGGCGGCCCTTCCAATTTCTTGTATGGCCTCGATTTGGTAAAGGTCGCCGCCATAGCTTACGCGGTCCGTCGGAGTTATGCCGCTTGTTGTCGCGCTGTATCGAATGATAAAGCTTACCGGCTGCTTCGTTAGAATCTGATCGCTTTGGATAGACTCCGAGCCGCTGCCGTACTTGTAAGAAACCTCAGCCCATACCGTTGTGTATGTGCCCCAAGTTTCTGCACGTTCGCCGTATGTGTTCGTGGTTAACGCTGCGCGCTCGATTACGATGCGCCTATCCATTTGGCCGAATCTCATACGCTGGTGATTACTCGGTATGGCGAAAGAATCGCGTGCATACCCATTGGAATTTCACGCGGCACGCCGCCGCCGCTTGTAACCTCTTGGCGGTTTTCGTAAAGGTGTCCAACCATTAAACGAATCGCCGTTATGATTGGATTAGGAATTTCTGCCTCCGGATAACCCAAAACCATATTGATTTGCACCGCGTTAAATGTGTCGTCATAAAGATCCGGCACGCTGTCGAATGTGATCCGCGTCGCCTTCGTTTTAATGTCGTACCAATACTTCGTGGTCGCTAACGTTTGCGAAGCGTTCGCCGTATCCAAATACGTTACACTGGTGATGGAGTCAACCGGGCCGACCGGGAAACGAGCGTTGTAAAAATAATCCATATAACCCACGGCTGTAACGTCGCCCAGGCGCGTGTTGCAATAGTCTTCAACCCATGCAATTGCTGCATCCCGGTACGCTTCAATCAATGTGTCTTCATCGTTGGAGTCCACGCGAAGGTGTTCTTTTAATTGGGCGACGGTAATAACGCCGTCAAAATCAGGCGCTCCCGTTATTTCAATGGTCATCATGTGGCTAAAATACGGACAAAAAAAAAGGGGAAAGCCGAAGCCCTCCCCTTTCTCACCATCACCAAATAAATCAGCCAGTAATGTGGTTGGCCAAAGACAAAGCACCCGGCTGACGCAAATCGAAGTCAAAGAATCGATTGACGTGCAACTTAATCTGTGCAGTACCTGCGGCGCTGTACGGATCAACCAACAAATCAATGCCTCCGAAGTACGCAAGAATTGCGCCCTGTGCAAAGTTTCCGAATACCATAGAACCAGCGGCAGGCGTTGTGCCATCCACAAGGAAGCCATCCACCAAATAAGGAGTTGCAACCGCGTTGTACATATTGAATCGTCCGTTCTCCCATAAAGCATTGACCGAACTAACCTGGGCCAATGCCTTCGAAAGGCCGTATGCGCCAGGACTCATAACGTAGGAAGCGCCTGCAAGATTCGCACCCTGTGCCAAAGCATCCGTTTCCATCTTGTTTACAATTATAGCGGTCAAAGCAGCATCTGCAACGCTTGACTGGTTAACGGCAGTAGACGCAGAAATTAGGTCGAAAGCGTAGTCATCGATATACGCATTCATAGCTGCTGCCAACTCGTTAGCGATCAAAAAATCGACTTCGCTTCCGCCTTGTAAAATTAATTGCTTAGAATACGTTGTCTGCGCTGCAACTCGTTGCGGATTCAAGCTGACCTGATCCATGTTTAAGCCTGACGATGCGTCCTGTGAAACCTCTGTTTCACCTGTTCCAGCAGCCTTTACGCTTACTCGTGGGAACTGCAAGTTTCCGGTAGCGTTACGAATTACAGTTGTGCCAAGCCCTTCGATTACGGTCGGTGCGCGTAGCGCCTCAATCGCAGCAGGAACAACAGTAGGAACGAATCCAGCGCCAGCCTGTCCGCTTGTTGCTTGGAAATCGTCCGCAGTTCGTAAAGCGATAGAAGGGATTGCAATTTGACCGGCAGATTGCAAGCCTTGCGAACGCATTTCGCGCATCGCTTCGTTTGCCCACTCTGCTTCAGCGCCTTCCAATTGTCGACCGTTAGAAACGGCTTCAACTGCACGGGACAAAGAGAAAGAACCATTGACGCGCTCAACTTCGCGCTTTTCAGATGTGCCAGCTGATCCGCTTTGGGCCATCCGGGCAACCATCTGCTGCTCACGCTCTTTGTGCTTGATCTTGCTGTCAAGGTCAATAATTAAGCCATCCAACTTATCGCAGCGCTCCTGCTCTGCTTCAGTTAATGTGCGGCCTTCTGAATCGGCCTTTTGGCCAACGGCTACGAATTCCTCATAATGTGCGGATCGTGTGCCTTTCAAATCATTTAATGTCATCTTACTAAAGTTATTAGGCGCTAATTTAAGCACCTTGGTTTTTATATTTTCAGGCTCTTCCCGTACTTCGGGCACCTGTTCGGGTTTCAATTCCTCCGCTTCCGCTTTCGCCGTCGCCATATTTCGCGCTGATACCGTCGTGGTCGCGTAGGCTGGGTACGTAACTGGTGAAACATCTAACAGCCGGCCCATCTTTTGAACGGTGCGCGTGCTGCGGTCTTCGCTCCATTTTTCATCTGAAATCGTAAACGCAAACGAACTTTGTGAAATGTCGCCGCGCTTAATCAACTTATAAAGGTCGCGGCCGTCCTGCGTGTCTGCAAGTGCGGCCCTGTACTTTAGTCCGTTTTCGTCAACGCTCAATTCAAGCGTCCCGTTGGTTGTTCGTGCCATTGGTGCTCCATCGTGATTGAGCAGCAACCGCACGTCGTCTTCCAATACGTCGTCGAATGCACCGCGTGCAATCGTTTCTCGAAAGTATCCTAAATCCGTTTCTGTGTCGAAGTTGGCTGCGTAGCCTTCAATCACGAGTGAGTCATCACCTGCGGCGCGTACTTCGCTCGTTCGCAGTTCGACGTTGTCGCCGTATTGCTTGCGCAGTTCTTCCAAGCGTTCGTTTTCTTTATTGTCCATTGTTAATTGGTTCTGCAACCTTATCGCTGTATGCCTGTAAGCTTGATAAAGCGATTTGGTTTATTTGTACGGTGTGAACGTCCCCCCCGGTAGTGGGGTTTAATTCTTCACGGCTGCGCACCTCGTTGATGTT